ATTATAAACTATGATGTTGTATTAAGACATTTAGATTTTTTAGACCATATATTAGTAGGTGAAAAACCATTAAGATTTAATCAACACGATAACAGATTATACATTGACATGGACTGGACTAACGACTTGGCTACAGATGAATATATTGTAATCGAGTGTTATAGAAAACTAGACCCGGATACTTTTACAGATGTTTATAATGATTTATATTTAAAAAGATATGTTACATCATTATTTAAAAAACAATGGGGTGCTAACTTATCTAAATTCAACGGCGTTGCTATGGTAGGCGGTGTTACTTTAAACGGACAACAAATCTATTCAGAAGCATTAGCTGAAGTTGATAAGTTAGAACAAGAGATAAGAAGTACATACGAATTAAATCCAGCAATAATGATAGGATAATGCCATGGCCATTAATCACCACTTTCAAGGCGGAAACGGCATTGGCAATACCAACGAAAAAACTCTTTACGAAGATTTAATAATCGAAGGCCTAAAAATTTACGGCCATGATGTCTATTACTTACCAAGAACATTAGTTAACAGAGATTTAATTTTAGGCGAAGATAGTTTGTCTAAATTTGATGATTCATATCTAATAGAAATGTATGTAGAAACAACAGAGGGTTTAGCTGGTGAACAAGAATTAATTAGTAAGTTTGGTTTAGAAATTAGAGAAGAAACAACTTTCATGTTATCTAAACGAAGATGGAATGACGCTGTTGATAGTTACCATACAATGATTAAAGAGGGTAGACCAAATGAGGGTGATATAATTTATTACCCATTGATGAATAAATTTTTTGAAATTAGTTTTGTAGAAGACCAAGAGCCATTCTTTCAATTAGGTAACTTACCTGTTTATAAGTTAAGAGCTAGAACATGGGAATACAGTTCAGAAAAATTAGATACTGGCGTTGGAGATATAGATAGCGCTGAAGACCAGTATAGCTTAGATGTGTTAGCACATCAATTTGCTTTAGAAGACGGTAGTGGTGCTTTACAATTAGAAAATGATAGTGTGAGTGGTGATAAAAATTACTTTATTAATGAAGAATATAATATACAAACACAATCTACTTATGCACAAAATTTAGATTTAGACGCACAAGCAGGTTTTAATACCGAAGATACTTCGGATGATATAATTGACTTTTCAGAAAGAAATCCATTTGGTGAGGTAGACTTTTAATGTTTGGACATTTTTATAACGAAGGTATGAGAAAAATGACCGTTGCTTTCGGTCAAGTTTTTAATAACATACAAATTAAAAGAACAGGCTCAGATAGCACAATACAATCTATTAGAGTGCCTTTAGCATATGCACCAAAAGAAAAGTTTTTAGTTAGACTTGACCAACAGGCAAGTTTAGATGAAAGAGAATTTGCAATAACATTACCTAGAATGGGTTTTGAGATTGCAGGTATAGAATATGATGGTAGTAGAAAATTAACTAAGGTTCAAAAATTTAGGTCTACTAGTGCAAATTCAGGTGTTATGAATTTTAATTATATGCCTGTGCCTTATAATATATCTTATAATTTATTTTGTTTTACAGCAACTGCCGAGGGTGGTTTACAAATTATAGAACAAATTTTACCATATTTTCAACCAGATTATACTGTTACAATTAATGTTATTCCTGAAATGGGTATTAAAAGAGATGTGCCTATCATATTAAATAATATTAATTATGAAGATAGTTACTCTGGCGATTTTACAACAAGAAGAGCTGTTATCTATACATTAAATTTTACAGCAAAAACTTACTTGTATGGTCCTGCTTCAACACAAAAAGTTATTAGAGAAACACAAGCAGATTTGCATACTGATTTGCCAGCTGCTACAAGAGAAGAAAGAATTACAGTTGTTCCTAACCCTACTAGTGCTGACGCAGATGATGATTTTGGTTTTACAACTACCATATCTTTTTTCCAAGATGGCAGAAACTACGATAAAGATAGAGATGAGGATGTCTAATAAATAATAGTATTGATAGGAGTATAAAATGATTAAGTGTATTGATAATGCTGTGAGTGAAAACGAATTAGCCTCTCATTTAAAACCAATAGAATTATATAGATTAAGAGATGGTGTCCACGGTGATTGGGACCATGTTGATTTTCCTTTTTACATGGGAAAAGATATATCAACTTATAGTGTTGAAAATTGGGAAACTCAATGGGGTACCAGAGTTTTAGAAAAATCAAAACAAACAACTCAATTCAATCATTCTTTAATCATACAACATAGAGCTAGACCAAAAGGTGTTTTCTATAACTCTAAATTTGGTGAAGTTTTCCATGAAGTCGTAAAAGGTATTGTTGAAAGATATTTACCAGAATATAAAGACTATAGTTACGATAGAATGAAACTTAATTTACTAATGAAAACTAATACACCTGGTTATTTCAATATACCTCATATTGATGAACCAAAAAAACATATATCAATAGTGTTGTATTTAAGTGATAGTGATGGTGAAACAGTATTTTTTAAAGAGAGAGAAGATGATAGATTAAACGAAGAATTTACAGAGGTAGCTAGGATTAAACCTAAATTTGGCAGAGCAGTTGTTTCAGATGGTCATTTTCATTGTTCTTCAAATCCATATGAAAGTGATTTTAGACTTATCTTAAATACTGTATTAATTCATCCAGATGAAGACACTAGAGGCTCTAATAAGTAATGTCAGATTTATTGTATAAATTTGTTAGTGAAAAGAAAAATAATCCTCTAGCTCCAGAGTGGAAATATTATATGTGGGAATCTATAGATAAAGATATAGATTATAATTTTTTAAAAGAGTTTATATTAGTTAAAGAAAAAGAAATACTAAGTAAACCAGTTAGTCAATATAATGGCCAGTTTACAGACGGTCATACAGGATTAGGTAAAGATAGTTTAACAAGTAGATTTCAAAATTATAACTTTTTAAAATTTGAAAATAAAGAAATAGATAAAATTAAAAAATTGATTATAGACACACATGAAAAATTTTTAAAAGCACTTGAATTAGATATTAAGTCAAAATTTTATGTTCAATGCTGGGTTAATGTTATGAGAAAAGGTGAACAAATAAAACCACACTTACATGATGTAAGTCCTAATTCATATCTAGGTGGTCATTTATGTGTACAATGTGATAACACTTCAACACATTATATTTGTCCACAAAATCAATTAAATAATCCTGAAGTTTTAAGTAGTAAAAATGAAACAGGTAAAATAACATTATTTCAAAATTGTATACCTCATTATACAGATATACATAATTCAGATAATGAAAGAGTTACAATTGCATTTGATATAGACTTGGTAAAGAATAACAACAATGTGATTTTATACGAGAGATAAATAGTATTATGGCAATAGAAGATAAAGTAAACGAAATTTTAGGTTTAGAACCTACTAAAACTCCAGAAACAAAAGAGGAGTTTAAAGCACCCGTTGTTAGAACGGAAGAAAAAGATAAAGAAGATGTGGATAATGACCACAAGAATAGTAGGGAATACTATTACAATCTTATTGAAAAAGGACAAGAAGCAATAGAAGGCATTTTAGATGTTGCAAAAGAAGGTCAACACCCTAGAGCTTATGAAGTAGCACTAGCAGGTATTAAAAATGTTGCAGATACGGTTGATAAGTTGCAAGACTTAAATAAAAAATTAAAAGACTTAAAAGAATTACCAAAATCTGCCAGCGCAAACATTAAAAACGCATTGTTTGTTGGTTCAACAGCAGAATTACAAAAGATGTTAAAAAAAGATGAAATTATTGAAAGCAAAACAATTACACCCGAAGAAACAGATATTTCCGATAAATGATTTAGGTTGGGTTAAAAACGGCATTATGCTTCAAGACATACTTGACGGCAAAGATATGTTAGATTGTGTTGAAATAGAACATGACACAAATCCAAATTACGATAAAGAGTATTTTGTTTTTAAAGGTAGCAGTAGAATTGAAGCTGCCGTTAAAATGGGTTTTACCCATATAGAAGGCATAATAATATGAGCACAGACGCATATCTAGGTAATCCTAATTTAAAAAAAGTTAACACACCAGTTGAATTCACAAAAGAAGAAATTAAAGAATATCAAAAGTGTGAAAAAGAACCTTTATATTTTATGGAAAAATATGTTCAAGTAGTTTCACTTGATGAAGGTTTAGTTCCATTTAAAATGTGGGACTTTCAAAAACATATCGTAAGGACAATACATGACAATCGTTTCACAATTTGTAAATTACCTCGTCAATCAGGTAAATCTACCACTACTATATCATATCTCTTACATTATGCCTTATTTAATCCTAATTCTAATATTGCTATTTTAGCAAACAAATCATCAACCGCTAGAGATATTTTAGGCAGAGTACAATTAGCATATGAAAATTTGCCAAAATGGTTACAACAAGGTGTTATTAATTGGAACAAAGGTAACATTGAATTAGAAAACAAGTCAGTTATTGTGGCGGCTGCTACTTCTTCAAGTGCTATTCGAGGTGGTTCTTACAACATTATCTTCCTTGATGAGTTTGCTTTCGTGCCTGCTAATATAGCAGAGAT